TACCCATTACCTGACATTCTCATCAGGATATCACCATTTAAGACTGCTTGTGGTGCAGTAGGAGTTCCTCTTGCAGTTCTACCAGCAACAACAGCATAGGTATTTGCACCATACGAGTCAAATACGATTCTGGAGGGCACGTTCTGTTTACCGGAAATGTGTAACATATAACCATCATTGGATGGTAATTGAACATCACCGATAGGACATGCTGCAATAGTTAATGCTGATTCGGTTGCAGTAAACTGTGTATTTGCAAATATTACTAAACCATTGACATTTAGTTTGTCATCAATATTCAATGTACCTGCAAAAGTATTTCCATTTGTATTGGCCAAGAATTTACCATCAGTATAAGACTTCAATTGGGTATTGGCTGAACTAATAGCTCCATCAGCATATGCTTTTAATTGAGTATTGGCTGCTGTTACAATACCATCAGTATAAGACTTCAATTGGGTATTAGCATTTACTATATTGGTATTTGTTTGATTTAATGCACCAAACAAATAGATGGTATTAGCACTTGCTGAATTTGCAATATTTCTGGTTGCAATGGAATAAGCATTGGTGGCGGCCGCCGTACTTTGTGTTGTTCCATCACCAAATGTAAATGATGTATTTTGGTTTAAAACAAAACCATTGCTCGTCATATAACCAATAATATCATTGGATTTTGTACCACCAACAATAAATTTTATGTTTGTGTTTGATGTCGATGTACCAATTATTAAATTTCCATCATTCGAGTTGGATGATGTACCTTGAACATACAGATATCCATCATAAGGATACATTGCTGAAAAAGTCGGATCACTATAACCAGAATTGTTTATACCCAAATCAATATATCGGGATGAGTCAGAACCAGTATCAGCTGTCACCACAAAATCACCAGAACCACTTGATGTATAGTTCTGCATATTAACTTGTAAATAACTTGCAGAATTGCCAGAGAACTGACCCACAGAATTAGGAAAAAATACCTGATTATAACCAACCTTCAATGGATTTTCTGAATATAATCCTTCTGCGAGTGTCGTTATTGATATTTTTCCGGTTATATCAGATAATAAATCAACACCAACTAATACAGTTTGGTCGGTGTTTATATTTAAATGATTTATTTCCGATAATTGAGAAATTTTTACTGAACTCATTTGGTATCCTTTAACCTAGTAGTATTATTGATCCGGATTCTGTAAGTATTGTTAAACCATCTTCTGTTGTCAATTCTGGAATATATTGAGTTCCAACTGAATTCCATATTGTGACATTCGTTGAATTAATTGTTCTATTCACACTTATATAACCATAAGAATTCTGTGTAAATACTGAATTAACATATATTTTATTATTTAAAATATCAGCATTTGTCACCGTCATAACGGTGTTGTTTGGTACACTAATTAAGTCGCCGGCAAACACAACATCAAGTAATGGATAATATGGATTACTATATTCTCCATTGTTTACAATATCGTAAGCTCCTGTTGTTGATATTATATTTATAACATTAGATCCAGAATTTGCTTGTATGATAGCAACATTAGGATAAGTTAACCAAACTTTATCTTTTAATATTATGTTCCTCAGATTGCTGTTGACACTAACAACTTCACTCTTTATATTTGGTCCAGTGGGTGTTGTTATTTCAATTACACTATTAGAAAATATAAACTCACCGATATCAGCTCCAGCCAAACTAATAAATTGCACAACATTGCTATAATTTGTTCCTCTTGGTAGTACAGTAAATGCATTTGCTAATGTGGAAGTAACATTTGCCGAACTATTTGCTGTTAAGAAATCATAAGCAAAACTATTAATTTTATAATTCTCAGCCGGAAAAATATAATCAGTGATATACTCATCTGTTTCAAATGGTGTAAACACCCTTGCGTAACTTGCTGGATAACTAGTATAATATTTTAATGAATGACCTGAAAAATTAGAACTGATACCTTCAATATTGAATGATGTGTTTGAACTTATTATGAATTTTCCTAATGCTCTTGTTCCTGTTGGATGTATTAAATTCAATAGAACATTTTTATAACGAGCAATTTCTTTTTCTACCGTAACTTGATATGTGTAATTATTATACAACTCACTTTCAAGTACATCATAGGAACTTAAATGGCCTTTTTGGTCCAAGTATCTTCCTTCACCATAGAATAGTCCATTAATAATAGATGCATTAGCTCTTGCTCTGCCGTCACCATAATACCTAACACCAAATGAATTATAATTTTCATTGAATGCGGAATTTGCCATTGTTAATGTATTATTTTTATTCAACAATTTCAATGTTTTTGCTGGATCCGGATTAGATGTATAGTTAAATACTCTTAAATTATATAATGATTGTTGTGTATTAGGATATTCTTGCAATAAAGATATTGAGTTTACTGAAGCGCTATATGAAATGACATTTAGTGTTGAATTTTGGTAAACAACATCACCTTTCACGGGTAAATTATTATAATCTACATTGCACACCACAATATCTTGAACCACCAAGGAAACATTAGGTGTGGTAATATAATCTTCACCCGTCGAAAGTAGGTTAATAGATTTTACTTGGCCAATTCTACTAACAATAGGTGAAAATGTTGCACCTTTACCTAATATTCCAGTTACAACAAGAGTAGCATTTGATGCTAGTACATTGGATGAAATTACACTGAGTGTTGGTAAATTGTTTATGTCATATCCGTTTCCACCCAAAGACGCTAGCAGGCTTCCTTGCACATAAGAAACAGATGTGATTGCACCATTACTGGAAACATTTATTACATTTGCATATGCACCGAAACCTGAAGTACCATCAGAAAAAATAATTCTATCGTTTGCTCTGTATCCGCGGCCACCATTTACAATCTTTATTGGACCCAAAATACCCAATTGTGATAAATCGGTTTGATAACCTGATGTTGTTGTATAAACAGATGTTGCTGTTATTGTTGGATTTTGATTACCATTTGATCCTGGGGATGTCACCAAGATTGATGATATTGGATATGTTGTAAATGATGTAAAACTCAGTGCATCAATTAACGGTGTGTTTATATTTGCAGTTGGATGTGCAGTAAAGAACGAATAAACATTACCTACCCAAGAGTTAACTGATAACGAGATACTATCAATTGATATATTAGTTACATTTGCAATTAGGTGTGGATCAGGATTTACAGTACCCACTTTTGCTGTGGCGCCATCCACATTTGTTACTGTTATTATGGTATTTGGATCTGGCCTGTATCCAAATCCACCATTCACAACATTAATTCTATCTAGAGAACCTGTTGTGGTATCAGCAACAGTTGCAGTTGCACCAATACCATTTGATGCACTTAGTCCGCCATAAACAATTACAGGGTCACCAGGACGATATACCAGACCTCTATTGTTCGGATCAATCGTAATTTTGTTTACCTGACCTACAATCTTTGCTCTGACCGGATTGCCATTAACAAGAACACTTTGATTATTTGCATATAATAATCTTACATATTCTCCTGAATGAAAACTTCTTTCAACATTATTAATGTAAGAAATATAAACATCAGTTTTATCGCCGTTTAATATAGAATTTTCTACAACAGCAATAGATTTGGTTGTTTCTCCAAAAATTCTATAGTCTTCTGCATTAAGAAAATTTTCATCATTGGTTAATAACTTTAAACTTTTTGGTACAAACCAATTGCCGTTTGATGGTTTTAATATCAGGTCTTTGGTTAATAAAAATTCAAAGTCGGAATCAAATAATATTCTGAATAGAAACTTATATGAAGATGGAGTTCCTTTACTGGAATATAATTCCTTTGCTGCTTTGATAGCAGTACTTTTACTGATTAATGCATCTTTAGGAAAATATTGTAAAAAATCATTAATGAAATATTCTAAGAATTGGTCTGTTGTTTTATCAACATCAAAGAAATCTAGAATATTACCTTCTAAATCCAATACATTTTGATTTTGTTCTAACCATTCATAGTATGATTGTAGAAACAATACAAAATTTGTGGTATTTTCGTCATACCTTATCCAATCAGGTAACTGAAAGGGGACTAAAGTGGAAGTTTTTACTCTATTCATTGCTTACTACTTAGTAAACACATTAACAAGAACAGAATTTGGATCATAAACATCCATTGTTAATATTCTATTAAACGATGATGATATTAATGTTGATGTTGGTGTTGCCGAGATTGTTAATTGACCTAAATCATTATCCACCTGTATTGGACCGAAATTATTTAATGTCAATACACCATTTTCATAATCAATTATTCCAGCATTACTATTTAACACCGTTTTTACATTATTTGAATTATAATAGAATGTTCTTAATGTTCCATATTTGCCTTGTAAATTAACGATAGCCACACCATTTTTTCCTGTTGTGTCATATGGATCTGGTGTAATGGTTGCAACGGCGCTGGTATAATTATTACCAGATGATGTAACTGTTATACCAGTAATTTGGCCTATTGTGTTAATTGTAGATGTTGCTGTTGCTCCAGATCCATCACCAAGAATAGTTACAGTTGGTGGATATTGGTATGCAAAACCAGGGTTGGCTATGTAAATTGAATCTACACCTGAGGTGAATTGTGGAATTTCTTCGAGATATACACCATTAATAGTATTTGCTCTATCGGATTTATTGGTAAATCTAATGGCCGGATAACTATTTACAGAACCTTGAAACATGCCTTTCTTTAAGGATGTTCCATATTGTAGATTGTATGTTCTTGGTGTAACTAAATTCGGATAGAATTTCTTTTGCACCTGTATATTTATTTCGTTAGTTATAATCGAAGTATCTACAGAAGAAATTGCATCAGTCAATTTACTTGACATGAAACTTGAATTGAAAGTATTCAGTGTTGAAGTGGAAAAACTTTGAATTGCTGTTCTGACTTTTTCCTTGATTTGACTAGAATTCAAATTGGTCTTATCTGGATCATACACAACATTTGCTACAACTCTGATATAAGTATAATCTGGATCAACCATTGTTGGTGTTACCGTCATGATTGAAACGGGATTCAAAGTTTCTTCTATCAATCTTTGTTTTTGTGTGTTATTGAGTGTGTAAGAACCTGTAGGTTTCACACAAATGAAAACTTGACCGTATGCTGGTGGTACATTCTCCTCGCCTCCCCAGACGTTCACCGCATCGAAAGATATACCAAGACTGTTCTGATTGATTAGAGCAATATAGTCTGTCTTAGTCACTCCCCTATTCTGAGAAGCATAAAGTTTTGGTGCTTGGAACTTGATTGAATCTATGGATTCTTTTCCACTTCCATGTCCTGCTGGTAATTTTCCTGATATCGTAACATCAGTCAAACCAGGTAAAGTATCCATCAATACAAAATTGTTTGCACCGATTGCAGCTTTACCTTGAGTAATAATATAAGAAACCTTAACTAGATTACCATCTACTAATTTCTTTCCTAGTATTCCGTTGCCAAAAGTAATTTCATAATTACCATTGACAGATTCGGCGATAAAAAATACTTCACTGGTACCATCTAGAGTTAAGTACTTATTAGAAACAGTGTAGGTTGAAGAATATGTATTTGAACTAGATTGTTGTACCATTACTCTAACAGTACTGGAATCAACAGAAGAATCAGGTAATTCGAAAACGTAAGTTGGGTTTGATGTTGAATCAACAGTAAATGTATAATTTACAGGAATACCTTCCTTTATTATAATATCATTAAAAATAACTGATTGTGTTAGTGGGTCGGTATTTAAAGTAACTGAATCCACAGTAACAAAGTTATAATTGATTTTATTTATTGCCTCTGATAAAAAATTAGTGTAAGCTGGAAGTGTTACACTGGTATCAGTAACATTATTCGCCGTAATATTAATTATAGCTGCCGGAGCAGTTGCAGATTTGGGTGTATAATTTAATAATTTTGCATGAGATACCACAGAGGATCTTTGTAATGAAGTGTCTAAGAACATTTCATTAGCAACCATATTTAAATAGAAAGCATTATACTGCGTATTATATGCTAATACATCGAGTAATACTGAAAGTCCTGATCCATCAAAATTGTAATCCTTGAAAACATCTTGTGACTTTAAGTATGTTTTTAGGTTATTTTTGATTACATCAAAGTCTAAACCTACTAGACTTATATTGGAATTAGCTCCGGCCATGAATAGTAACCTTTAAAATGTTTATTGTTATATTTATGTGATGAATGGACAATATATTATCTGGAACGTTTTAAAACCAAAGTAATTCCTGTCGGTTCTGCTTTATTACCAATATAAACGTACATTGTAACTTTGTAACCATTTTCATCCGGTGATGCTTGCACATCAAGTGATGCAATAGTTGCTCTGGGTTCCCAGTTGGTAACCACTCTTGTTACTTCTTGTTTAATTTGATTACCCGTTAAACCAGTAATTGGTTCAAACAAATAAAAATCAATTAATGAGGAGAGTTCTGGATTGAACAATCTTTCATATGGTCTGGTCAATAACAAATTTTTAATTGAACGCAAAACAGCA